CCGCACACGCGTTAGCGTGTGCGGAGTCATTGTTGTAATTGGCGTTACGACGCCCTTTTTGAGTTCATAGTATCTCTTTTTCAGCGTTACGACGCTGATTTGGAGTGCTTTGCACTCAATTTGTATTTACAAACTTTATCATACCCGTTCCCTGGGATAGTGGGACCCCCGTCATGAGGATAGTCATTTCTGACGTAAGACAGACGTATGAAGGATGACAAAATTTGATATAGGTAACTATGAAAGAGTTTTCCTCGAACTCTTGATGATTAGTTTACTAAACTGATGTGTACCTTACTTTGTAAGGCGCGTCCCTTGTGCTTTTGCACATGATTGTGGAAACATGGATTCGCATTTTATAGTTTAGTAATAAACTACAGTTTAGTACAGGTAAGACTGACCTGTCTGGTAATCGGTTATGGATTGATAATCCTGACTTGATCTTTGATGATCTTGATTGATCTTCTTTTGCCGAAAAGGCGTTTACTTTGAGAGTAAGACGTTGAAAATGTACCCTACTAGCATGGGTCGACGTAATGGTCAAGCATTATTCATTTGGACTGTTGTTCCGGCAGTCAGTAAGAATTCAGTATTCTGAGGGTTGGCACCCGATGAAGGTACTGTTGCTACTCGATTTAAACAAATTCTAGGACATACAAAGGATGTGCACGAAATAGTATTGTCGCGATGTTTGGAGTATTCAAAAACTCTGTAGTTCGCTACGTAAGACGACTTTTGATCGTGTATTTGATCTTGTATGGAGAAGTAATATTTTGATTTATCGGAGATTAAGGAATCATGTTCCTTTTATCTTGAACACAGCATGACATTTATTTATCAGGCTAGTACACACGGAAATTGTGTTCGGGAAACGCAAGTATGCCAAAGGCTTGCACCCAGTGCCAGAGATCCATTATTGGATTGTCTGAAGATCCTTTTTAGGATGATGTGTTGGTTCTTTCTAGGTTGGCATTGTTGTTTCAACAGTCAAATGGGCGAAATTCCTGAAAAGGCATTTGCTCGTAAGAAGTGGTTGAAAAACAAGGACGCTCGTATTGTTGAGCGTACAAAGAGAGATTCCTGTGGTGGACAGGAGAAAAAGGATTTTAAGAAGAAATCTGGGAAGAAGAAAGAGAAATTTACTCCCCAGATTGGTTCGGTTGCTATTGCGACGGCGTTCGCTAATCTTGCAAATATTGAAGGAATCTCCATTGATGATTCCACCCTTAATAAGGTGGAGAATCTTGGAGCTTTATTTCTTGCTTGTAAAGATTGTACAACCGTATCCGGCTTTCTTAGTACTTGTTTTCTGTATTTGAAGACGCATTACACCAAGAGTGTTGCAAATCTTGCTGCCCAATATCTTTCCGAAGTATTGGGTGCAGAATTTGATTCTCAACTTGGTGAATTTGGTGTTAAAACAGAGGACAAGCCTAAGTGGCTACTTCTTTTAAAAGACCTCCAAGAAAATTGGACTTTAGTGGTCCGAAATGAAGGATTTAAGAAGATTTCACATGTTTTGAGCCTTTCTTTGGCTTTGGGACTTTGTGAATCTGCTGATCTTGATTTTAAAATTGGAGGTATGAAGTTATTTTCCATTGGTGCACTTACCAAACATGCTTCAGCTGTTGATTTGATTGATGCTGTTTTCGAGACAGTCACCTACTTTGCAGAAGGTGGTTATGCTTGTTTTCAGCGTGGATCCATTAAGCCGTTGTTGTATGGTAATATGGAAAATGAGGAATTTGAAGAGCTTTATTCTAAATGTCTTCGTTGTCAAGAATATGCCAAGTGTGGTAATCTTGAAAAATATGAAGACATGAGTGAAAATGATTATGAAGCTCTTCTTGCACAGTGCATTGAGAAGGCGAATATGCTTGTTACTACATCTCGTGGTCCTGTTGAGAAGAATTTTCTTCGCAGGAAACTTGATACTTTGAGATTGTGGCAAGCAACGTTTCGTCAAACTCGTGTACAAGGTGGTTTGCGCGAAGCACCTTATTCGATCGGAATTTTTGGCGGTACTTCTGTTGGAAAATCTACTATTGCCAATGTGTTAATGGTTACGACTTTATTGCACAATGGTTATTGTGCCGCAGACGATCGAATTGTAACTTTGAATGAACAAGACAAGTTTTGGTCTAATTTCCGATCATTTACAAATGGAGTTTTGATTGATGATATTGGAAATAC